CGTGTGTGTCGTCTGAATAATTTTTAATTTTGGTTTTTGTCCAAGCATCCACGCAGGAAATAAATGTGAAGCAAACTCTGACTTTGTATGTCTCGGTGGCATATTAACAATTAATCGTTTTATCTTTCCACGTGAAATGTCTTCAAATTTTTTTGCAATAATTTTGTGATGTGAACCTGCAATAAATTCTGGCCAAACTTTTTTTACAAAAGTAAGAAAGGTGGAACGGGACTCCTCGGCCAATTTTATTTGCATTTTCCTTAATTGATATTTTAAGACTTCCGTTGGTATATTTTCTGAATTCATAAAAAAGTTATATCATACTCTTCGTTTGTGTAAAACTTAACCTTTAGAAGCAAATCCCAAGCGACCCTCCAAATTGGGTCGGTGGGGGTCATTACTACTACCGATAGTGGTTGGTATCGGTTCTAAGTACCTAATGTAGTTTTACTATGCTGGTGAGTCGCTGCCAGGAAGCTGGTGTAGCCTGAAGTACGCTGCCAGGAACTCCTGGTGGCAGGTGATGAGATGGCATAAAAAAAGGCAGGGAATACCCTGCCTTTTTGCCAGTCCTCGAGGAACTTCTACTAGAGTAAATCTCTAGGAGAAACCTTTGTTCTTAGTTTTTCAATTAACTTAGTAGCCCAAGCCTTAACGAACTGAGGTGCGTTAGGATCGAAGGCTAACTCTTCAACTTCACTCTCTAAGAGCTTGTAAAGAGCTTTCCAATTAATATTAGTAGTACTACCAAACAGATCGTCTTGAACAGCACGATTATTGTTCCTATTGTCAACATTCGTATTGTTCCTTAATCCTAATTGATTTTCTAAAACAGCTAATCTGTTTCTAAGGTCGTCGTTATTATCTGGCATTTATAACTCCTTTGTTAATGTTTAGGAATTAGTACTCCCATTTTATCTTATACTCAAGAACTTAATTACTTTCTTGTGGATAACTTTTTCGCTTGACTTTCATCAGAAACGCAGACGTCGGGACAACCCAGAGCCGTGCCGTGCAACTTTAACTATAACAGCAGACCGATCGCCTCGAACAAAAGAACTGCGATGCAACCCACAGCCACGGGTGGTGCAACTAACTATTACTAACACCCTGCCACGAAAAAACATTGACGAGTGATGTAGAATGCAGACGTAAAAAAGGGGCGAGTAGGTATCGCCCCCAACATTGTCGACTGAACTAAAGTGACAATTAATATTCTACTTAGGCATAATTGGAACTAAGCAGAAATTCTGAAGTCAGCTACTTCATCAATCGTAGCCTTCTTGTTTCTTGATACTGTTGTTTCGGATAAAGGCATAGCCTGTATCTGTTTATACTGCGTTGGCACTTTGCATTGATGATACGCAATCTCGCCAAGTTTCTCCTTGACCAACTGCGAGTCAATCTTCGCACCGAGTTTCTGTGAGACATGAAGTGAGTAATCCCTCCCATGTAATAGGTTTGCGTTTTCACTCATAGACAAGTCTATCATCAGTTGTCTATTGACTTTGATAAAGTCTGCTAGAACTTTCTGCATTGTCAACGCACGACCATACGCGTCAACGATAGCTTGTTTATTTCTTTTACTTACACTAGCGGGGCTTTGTTGTGCCTTCTCTAGTACTTCTATTATATTAACAGCTTTTGACATTATATTTTCCTTTCGTCTTTCTAGTTAATAAGTCTTATATAATCCCATTTCATTAGAAGTCAATAGTTTTTTTTATTTTTTTTTCCACAGGAGAACTTCAGCTTCGCTGGGACTTGTGTCAACTATACTATAGTACAACCAACCACGAAACTTACAGGAGTGATGGAGATGCAGCTGCGGGTGCAGCGTTACTATAGCTAAATAATCCCCAGTAAAACTAGGAGGAAAGTAATGCAGAAGTATACCAGGAACACATGTGCAGCCAGGAATGCTGCAGCAGCTCCTACTATAACAAGCAGGAGCAATGCGATAATCAGCAGGATCATGATGCGGGCACCATCTCCTGCATCTGAGTCCAGGCAGCTTCATCCTGGTTCACCTGAATGGATGCGCCGTCGCCCCAGTCCAGGTACCAGTATTCTAAGCGATGTAGTTCGGCATGCTCGTTAACGTAGCCGCGAAGCTCGTCGCTGGGTCCGCCCCAGCTGAACTGCCAACGCCAGTACCCTTCTGGTTGGTCGTCCCACGTATGCGGAGCTACGTAGTCAAATCCCAATGCCTCGTACTCAGGGTCTTTCAGGTCTTCCTGCCTCTCCCGCCACTGTTCTTCTACCAGCTCAGCGCAGGTGGGTTCTTTCTTTATTACTGTTACAGTCTCTGTCATGTTGTTCCTTTCTAATGTAAGTGAGTCAGGGCGTCTGGCAGGAACTTTGCGCAGTGTCCTGCTTATGGAAGCCCGTGGGTTCTCCTCAGCTCCTGACTCGTTTTTTAAGGGGCAGGAAGTCTAAGACTGACGCGGTTCACCTCGTGAGTGTGTGCATTACCCCTTCGTTCGTGGCCGTTTGCAAAACTTCGAAACGGATTCGGTAGCCACAGGTATATATATAGTCCCATCTTATTAGATAGTCAAGACCTAATTACAACATTTATCTACACCAGCTTCAGCCAGAGCTGGGTACGCTGCAGGTACTGTTACTACTATACCCCAGCAAACCCTGCTTCTGCGCCGATGCACAATGGAGATGTCCCTGCCACGCCAGTCCTGAGCTGCTGGTGCAGCTAACCAGGATCCGAGATGCCAGAGAAAAGCTAGGTTTTTCGCCAATGGAGTTAGCCCCAGCTACCATCTCAGGTTCCCGCTGCGGGGGACGCTGGTACTACTTACTAGGAATGTAGGGTTTCTGCGGTGATGGAGGCAATGGACAATGGAGAAGCTCCTGCTGCGCGCGCTGCCAGGAAGACGGATCACCAGGGACCACATGCGTATAACTAGCAATGGAGCTGGTCAATGCAGCGTGGCTCACGGCAATGGAGCTCGGAAAGATACAGGATAAACTCTCTGCGAGGGAATGGAGCATAATAAAACTTCTTCCCCCTTGCTTTGCATGGTTAAAATGCCACGCTTTTTGAAAGGGGCTTAGTTTTACTTTTTTATCTTTTGTTATCTTTAGTTCAACCCAAAACATAACTCCGTCCTTGCAACCATAACAGTCTGGCACACCTGGCACAGCCCAGTTTTCGATACGAGTCCAGAATATATCTGGCATGTTTTTCTTTATTGTGTTCCAGTATTTAGTTTCTGGTTTCACAACATCATTAGGATAGACAACAAAGCTATAATTATAATTAAAGGCTTCAAACCAACAAGTAACAATATACCTATTGCCATCCAAAAATAATCCCACATACTATCTTTCATGGACACCTCTTCATCAGTTCCATCATTTGATTATAATACAACAACCTAAACTCAAAGCTCTCAGCAGTCAGTGCTGCACGCCTCAAGTTCTCTATCCTACGCCAGAACAACTCGTCTGTCATAGGCAATGCATGATACTCATACAAGTCTGGTCTAATTATCGCTAACATACTAATACCTATATGATTCTGCAAGTTCATGCACCATGTCAACAATCTGGTTTAGTTCTACATGAACAACCTTCTCATTAGCATTTAATAGTTCTCTAACTTCTCTAATAAAATCTTCTTTGCTTTCCATTAATCCTCCTCTGTAACATTAATAACTAATTCTATATTTCTACTAGCATACTCACCATTGACTGTCTCATGCCAATCTTCTAACAACTGTGCTAGCTTTTTTAAATTAATAGAATTGCCATCAATAGTGCCTATAATAACATTCTTCTTTTCTTTACCTTTGACCCATTTAGTGCCAATATTATTAACAACATATTTATCTACATGCATAACTTTCTCCTTTTTTTGCCGAAGGGAACTAGCTCGGCTACTAGAGAGCTATTCGGTTTGATTGTGGATCAAAAAGCTCTAAAACCTATATAGTCCCATTCTATTTTATAGTCAAGCTTTATTTTCTAATTCTTTAACTTCCTCAAACGTAGTTTCAATACTGTACTGTTCCTTCAAGTCCTGTAGCTTCTTCTCTACCTCTTCTCTCGACATCGAGTCGATTGTACCTGTAAGTATTTCTTTCTTATCAACATACAACCCAGCTATCTGTCCTCTCCTGGTCTCGGCAGCTACGGCAGCGTTCCAATTACCTGAAGATGACGCCTGGTCTCTGATGCGGGCTAGTGTAGATAATGATCTTTCCTGAGTACACCTATACCTGTCAACATTAGCTCGTACTTCTGAGTCAATAGCCTTCACCACATGAGGATATTTATCAACGTTCTGAAGTCGTGATGCAACCATAAAAGCACTTCGTTTTGCATATCCAGCCTCAACTGCACATTGTGTTGCAGTCTTCAGCCCTTCGGAATGAACCAGCAACAATATAAACTTTCTTTGTTTTGGAGTTATTTTCTCATCAAACAATGCGTCTGACATAGGTTGTGGTATCAATATATCTTTATTATCTTCTTCCATAATGCACCTTTTCAATAGATGTTATATTTTATATACAGGAAATAATTACAAAAATCTAGGCTTTGCAAGTTATTTTAGTAAAAAGGTTACTTTTGTAAAGATAGAAGTAACCTAAAAGTAACCTAAAAAGGTAAGTAATATAAGGGTTGTTACTTGGTTACTTGAGTTACTTCATTTTCAGATTAAAATATAAAAGAATAAAAACTATAAATTACATCTATAGAGAAGGGTGTTTATGAAAAAAACTTTGGATCTTCTCTCACCAATCGTAATGCTTTGTCTAATGCCTGGCGTCCGTCAGTCATGATTACTTCCCATTCTTCCGCTGTATACACGCGGTCTTGCTTTGGATCATAGAACTTAATTGACACGTCTCCGCAATGACGGCACTTATAAACTTTTCTTACGGGGCTTTCTGGTAGTTGAGTGTACATACCTTTTTATCCTTTGTAATGGGAATAATACCACATTCTCGGGTAGATTTTGTTTAAAATATATTGAATCCATGACTTTCATGTTTTCTATTCTTTCATATTGGTCCGTTGTCCGTGATGCGAGAATCGCGTCCAATAAATCTCGTTGCTTTAATATCTCTTGATCGCTCATTTACCCCTCAGTTGTTTTCTTCTTTTAACAAACTTTGAAGCAGCTTCTTTGACTTTATCTTTTGAACGTTGCTCCCTTGTTGTTTTTTCAGGAAGACCTAATCGTTTTCGTCTAGCTTTTCTTTTACTAGCTTTGAGAGCTTTACCAATGCCTTTTATAGCTAATCCTGCTCCTCTAATTAATAAACTTGCAACCATATTAAACCTTTTAATGCCCCCATCTAACGGAATCAGACAGGGACATGAATAAACATTATTATCAAGTACCAGATATAGTATAAAATTATACTTGACGCAACTAAAAGGGTGGTTCTCCCTTAAACTTTACAACAGGATTACTCTCCCGAAATCGTGTAGTTTTTGAATGATTCGGGGTCCAAGGGCGGTCCGTAGTAGATCGCAATGGAATCTTCAGCGCCCTCTGTCCATGTTTGGTGGTAGTACTTATTTTCATCGATTTCCCCTTGTGAGTCACAAACCTTACACTGGTTAATGACTTGTTCGCCTTCGAATCTAAGTTTAACATACCCATTACCTTTACAATGACTGCATATAATCATAACGCCTCCATAATATTTTTCTAATCTTTTCCCATCTCATGCGATTTGCAACTTCTTTCCAGTTCCGTGGGTCGCGTACCGCTATCTTAGATAATCTAGTATACTCTTTTAATAACCTAGTTCTAAGAGAATTTTTCTTAGCCATGATTCTTCCTTTCTCATCTCCATGTACATCCAAATACAATACTCTTGACTGTACACTCTGTTTTTTGTGCAATCATTTACATACATCCGAAAGGGCGAGTGCGAGGTCCATAACCACACACACGCCACAATCGTGACACAAACTATAATTGTTTTCGTAAGTTGTAGCATCTAATGCAATACCAAAAAAAGTTATAACTACCCTTTTTAGCACCCATCATATTGTCTGTGATGTATTCTTTGTTACACTCATTGCAACACTTTCTTTCATACTTCCACTCTGGTTTAAACTTTCTATATGAATCAAACTTAGGCATCAGTGTTTCTGTTTTCATATTAATGCGCTATGTTTCTTTTCTTTGCTTCTTTTTTTACTAAATAGGTTATTTGCATGCCTGCCGATCGATCATCGTCAGCAGCTAACTTCTTCAGTAGCTTATAGGTGTAAATGGCGACTGCCACACTTTTAAACTTCTTTATATTCATCCTGTCTCCTTTAGTTGATGTGGCAACTTTGATAAATGTTCCTGCATCTCAACGTCACCAAAATCAAAAGCAGGTTGTTCGGGTTCGTGAGCCGAGGTCGGACAAAACTTCCTACCTGCATTACGAGCTAGGTCATTCCAATCTTTTGCAAAACCCATATATAATTCTGCCATCTCGTTATCACCCATTCTCTTCGCATCACGTGCATTTTCTATGTAAGCTTTTGCTCGTGTCAAACGTAACCCAAGACGAAGTCCTTCTTTAAACGTCATCTCATAGTCTCTTTTAAGTCTCATATCTTTCTCCTTTATCAAGCATCTCTTGTATTTTATTACTCCATTCTTCTGGTTTAACAGTAAAAGGCATCTCATTTGTTTGAGACATCACTGCTTCTCGAAAAGATGGTTGGTTAAATAATTGATGAGGAGAAAGAACTACCTTTTTCCCATTATACTCAATCTCATATACAACTTTTTCAGTTTCAAATATTTTAAGATTTTTCATTTTATTCCTTTCTTTAAGTGAGTAGGGGGATTCTTTGACTACCCCCAACCTTTTCGCGACAAGTCAAACTGTCCTAGCTTAACTACTACTTCAGTACCAACCCTCACACCCTCAGTCATGCGACCATACCTTGTGAAGATCA